GCGAAATATGTTAATGGCGATACTCGTTTACCATCGTTTTTACGAACTGAATTTACCTCTACGTTTCACTTGGCAAGTAAGCACCCTTATATCGGGTATTGTCCGTCTGATGAAGAGGCGTTACGTGAAAATGTCCTTAATGGAACTTATGGCACAAATCAACTTAACAAAGTCAATGGTGCGCTTGAATTTGTACCAACTTCCCGTAATCTTGAAAATAGGTTGTTGCCAAAGTGTCGAGGATACCGCAAAATATCTTATTTTGAAAGAGTACGAATATATGCAGTTGCGTATGATTATAAGCAAAGAGGCTTAGACTTTAAGTCTCTTCTTCCGTTTGAGTTCCATGGTTCAACTTATCCCTCTGTTGATATACATGCTTCATTGGTCTGTCTTGATTGGTGTGATCGTTATTCAATGACTCCAGAGATATTCGTTTCTCTCCTCGAGGACTATTATTCACGCAAAGAGTTGTATTTACTTCGTACTCAGTATGAGTATCAAGAAGCGTATATTAATATGCTTGATATGCCTTTGCATCATTTGGTAGATTTCGACTTACAATTATTCTCTTATTTACCTCGTACTAAGAGTATGTTTAATAGTTCGCCTTGGCGTGATGTAATGCTTACTTATGGCCTGCATGATTTTATGTTATATACTCCAGATGGTTACTTAAACGGTGATATTATTTCTTCGCTTGGTCAAAAAAACTCTCAATTCTATCTTGATAACATTGCTCGTTATACTAAGATACATAATGATTCGCTTAAGAATAAAGAACTTAACGAGTTATTAAACTCTAATATTTTCACTTAAATTTTTAATTATGTCATTATTCAAAATCCCTTCTCCTAAACCTCGACTTGCTCGTAATGGTTTTGACTTGAGTTCTCGCAGAATTTTCTCTGCAAAGGCTGGTCAGTTGCTCCCTGTTGGTTGCTGGGAAGTTAACCCGTCCGAACATTTCAAAATTAGTGTACAGGACATTGTACGTACTACAACAGTTAATACTGCTGCCTATGCTCGTATGAAAGAGTATTATCACTTTTTCTTTGTGTCTTATAAATCTCTCTGGCAATGGTTTGACCAATTTATTGTTGGTACTCCAAATCCTAACTCTGCGCTTAATGGTATTAACCTTAAGTCTTCAACTAATCCGGATTATTCTGCTATCTGTGAAAGTGTACCATCTTTCCAACTTTCAGATGTTTTATCTCATCTTAAGTCAATTGGTAAAGACAGCCAAGGTTACCCTTACTCTGACGGTGCTTTTAAGTTGCTCAATTTGTTAGGTTATGGTAATTCTGCTCTTGGTGGCTTCAAAGGTTATCAGTTTCTTTCTTCTGGTTATTCTAATACTGGTGGCGCTCCCTCTCTTAATTCAGCTAATGGTAAGCTGTTGACGTCATTTCCTTGTGCTGTTTCCCCTTTCCGTCTTCTCGCTTATCAGAAGATATTTAACGATTTCTATCGTGTGCAAGACTGGTCGCCTGCTGATGTTCGTTCTTTCAATATTGATGACTTTGCCAATAACACTAACCTTACGATTAGTAAAGAGGTTGCTGCAACGTTCTGTCAAATGCGTTATCGTCCTTACTCTAAGGATTGGTTAACTTCTATGAAACCAACGCCTAATTATGATAAAGGTATCTTCAATCTTCCCGACTATGTCGGTAAGTCTTCTGACCTTGGTGTACATCGTTCTAATGATGGTAAACCTGTTGAGTTGTCTCGCTCTTCTTCATCTGAACTTCATATCTCTGTAGCTGATTTGCGTGCTGCTTTTGCTTTGGATAAGATGTTAGAAGCAACAAGGCGTGCAAACGGTTATGACTACAGTTCTCAGATTGAAGCTCATTTTGGTTTCAAAGTTCCTGAGTCTCGTGCTGGTGATGCTCGCTTCCTTGGTGGCTTTGATAACTCGATTGCTATTAGTGAAGTTACTAATACTTCTGATAGTGGTTCTACTGGTGGCGCTCCTCTTGGTTCTCTTGCTGGTAAAGGCATTGGCATGATGAATAGTGGTCCTATTTCTTTTGATGCGAAAGAGCATGGTCTTATTATGTGCATTTATTCTGTTGCTCCTCAATCTGAGTACAATGCTTCTTATCTTGACCCATTCAATCGTAAATTGAAGCGTGAAGAGTTTTTCCAGCCAGAGTTTGCAGACCTTGGATATCAGCCTGTTTTGTCTTCTGATTTGATGATGTCTGTTCGTGACCCAGGTTATACGCCTACTGCTTCCGATACTGCTGCTGGCTATCCTAAAGATACTGCTGATGCAAATAATCGTTTGCTTGGTTGGCAAGTCCGCTATAATGAGTATAAAACTGCTCGTGACCTTGTGTTTGGTGAGTTTGAAAGTGGTCAATCTCTTTCTTATTGGTGCTCTCCTCGCTTTGATTTTGGTTTTGACGGTAAGTCTGCTGGTAAGGATGTTGTCCGCTCTCCTTGGTCTCCTGCTCATTTTTATATCAACCCTGGAATTTTGAATTCTATTTTTACAACTTCCGCTCAGTCTACGGACCATTTTATGGTTAATTCGTTCTTCGATGTCAAAGCCGTTCGCCCTATGTCTGTCTCTGGTTTGTCTAATCTTTAATTTTACAATTATGGATAATTTTCATTTAAGTAGAATGCCTAAAGACTGTTACGATATTCCTAAACCTCCTGTAACTGTCAATGGCCTTAATAATGGCTTGTCAATCGTTGATGATGAGTTGTTTAATACAGTTTGCCCAATCAATCCTTTAACTGGACACCGTGATGACATGATTAGTCGTTTGTTCTCTGGAGAAACTTCTGACAGTGAACGTCAACTTATTTTGTCTCAATTGGCTAATGTTAAAGGCTTGTCTTCTCCTGCTGGTCTCTCCGATGATGATATACTTAGTCTTCTTCCGTCTCGTTATCTGTCCGACCCTGTAGAACTCGAGCGTTATCGTGAGATAGTCGATAATCTTCGTGAGAGTGCTGAGTCTGTTCCTGTTGAGCCTGCTCCTGCTGAGCCTGCTCCTGCTGCGCCTGCTCCTGCTGAATAATTTTCTTAGTCCCTACATAATAAAGTAGGGACTTTTACGTTTTTCTTTATATTCTTATTTTTATGGCAAATTATGGTAATTTAATTGCGTCTGGTATTTCTGCCGTTGGTTCGATTGTTGGCGGTTTGCTTGGCGGTAAAGCCAATCAGAATGCCCAGCAAGGTGCAAATGATATTAACTTGCAGATTGCTCGTGAAACCAACCAACAACAATATCAGATGTTCGGTGAGCAAAATGCGTTTAATGAGCGCATGTATAATCAGATGTTAACTTACAATACACCTGCAGAACAGATGCGCCGTTATTCTGATGCTGGTATTAATCCTTACATTGCTGCTGGTAATGTTCAGACTGGTAATGCTCAGTCTTCTCTTCAATCTGCGCAAGCACCTACGCTTCATTCTGCTCAGATGCAAGCTGCTACAGGTATGGGAGATGCTCTCCAGAACGCTGCTTCGCAAGCTGCTGGTGTTATTTCGCAGTATGCCCAAAATGAGTTAGCACTCTCTCAAGCTCGAAAGAATGACGCTGAAGCTGGATGGGTTGACCGTCTTAATGGTGCGCAATTTAATAAGCTGAGTGCTGAAACAAATAATCTTTATCAACAAGGGTCTCTTCTTGGTTTGGATTATAAATTGAAGAGTGATACATTAGGTAATTACATAAGGTTATCTGATTTATCTGTTGCTAATGCTGAAAAGACAAACGAGCAATTAGACGTTATTACACAGTCCGCACGTATTGAGAATGCTCTCAATAACATTAATTTAGGTATTCAGTCACAGTATGGTAAGCGTATGTTTGTTGCACAGCTGTCTAAAACCCTTGCTGAATCATTTGCAACTCAAGCAGGTGTTCGCCAGCGTGATGCGCAGATTGCTATTGATAAGCAAAACGCTAATACTAACGCTAAGAATGCTAATACTAACGCTAAGAATGCTAATACTAACGCTGCTGTAGGTGCTGCACAAGTACAGTCCCTTATTTCTTCTGCTATTAAAACAGCTGAGGAAACTACAGGCATTAAAATTGATAACAAGACAAAGTCGCAGATTAATCAGACTATTCTTCAAGGTCTTGGACTTGATAACACTGATAAGCGTAACAAAAATAAGGCTTTCTGGTGGAACTTTGGTTTTGATAAAGCTGAGCAACTCTCTCGTATTGGTGTTAATGGTTCTCAGATGTATTATAATATTGGTGCTGGTTCTGAGAAATTTACTAAAGCTGCTTCTCCTGGTCATTTTCTTCTTGGTTGGTAATTTTATTTTATTATATTTATTATGAAAAAAGTTGATTTGATTTTATTTTGGCTTAAAGTTATAGCTGGACTTTTAGCTTTAGATGTGTTCTTTAGAGTATTTGGTGCTCTGCTTGTTTCTCTCGGTCATTAATTAATTAGGCATTCTTCGGAGTGCCTTTTTTTATTGTCTTAATTTAATCAGTTAAAAATCCTTTAACTTATCGATGAAATGGGCATTTTTTGCACTTTTCACTATCTTTGTGTAAATATATTTTACTACTTACTCTTATACGATTTATCCTTGTCTTGTTGTAATCGCATATCTCGTCAAGGTGATGCAATCAGCCTTGACAGCGTAGCCCCCGTGTCCTAATAGCCACTCCGTTAGGCACGGAGGAGCATGCCGACGACCCGTAAATACAGCGTCGCAGACAATTTCCACGTAAGTTCTAACAGTTTTCACGTATGTGTCACGGCTTTAATCAATCTGCCGTGATGTCCTCTTCTTGACCTATACTACAAAAACTGACAGAAAATAAATTTCTATACAATTATTAACATATACGTTAAAGTTGTGTTAAATATTTATTTACCATACTGACCATTATCTAAAATGTTATATATTTGCAACGTAAACATAAAAATACTTAATGTTATGATTAAAGTTAGTGTCGATACTCTTGTATTTGGTGGCGTTGAATATACTTCATCAATAGTATATACAAAGCGTGGTTTTTTGTATAAGTTATCTTATATAGGTTCTGATGCAAAGCGTCATTATATAACCTTTTCTTCTGTTCTTGACTATTCAGATTTTATCTGTTACTTACAACTTAAAGACTTGGCTCATGTTTAATCAGCGTACCCCTATGTTATGGCAGACTACTAAGCACACTTGTGTTATGTCTGTAACAATTCAGCATTATGTTTGTCCACGTACAGG